ATTTTCCAACTTATGTCCTCCGGTCTTACATTCTCTCCAAAGGCTTAACATCCCGAGTGCCCCTCGGTTAGACCTTTAAAGGTAACAACATTTTAGCATAGGAGCTAAATAATGTCTAGTGGAATAAATAGACCATTTAAATATGGAGCTAATGATAGAAGAGAATTTATCGTTCAAAATTCAGAGGTAGCCTATAGGGCGATAAACGATGCAGCTGGAAATCCTATATATTTAGGTCGGGCAAAATGTGGCGTTTCTACGTCAGAATCTAAATGGCAAATACGAAAAATAACATATGATGCAGCTCAGGGAATAACGGCAGTAGAATGGGCTGAGGATTCAGGTTTAGCATCTACTGATTTTATTTTTTCTTGGGATTTAGTTTTAACTTATACTTATTCTTAAAACGGAGATAATTAATGCCATACCGATATAATGCGATTACAGGTGAATTAGATATATTAGACCTTACAACTATACCGCCTATGGTTCCGTCTTCGTTTGTTACAGATGCTGGAACTGCTGTTCCTGATTTAAGCATAATAAATATGTTTAGCGGAGAGGGTCTTGACGTTTCAGCAACTGGAAATACAATTACTATTTCTGGAGAACTTGCCACAGCAGATATAGATATAGCCTCAGCTAATCTTGGAATAGCGGCGTTTGATAGTGCAGATTTCAACGTAGTCGATGGCTTTGTAAGTATCGCAGCAACATTCGGAGGATTTCAATCTATTCAGCCTGATGTTGGAGCTCCTGTTGTTCCTGACGGGACAGGTCTTGTTACTTTTATTGGCGGAAATAATGTAACAACAACCAGCGGAGTGAACACTGTAACTTTTGATCTTACCGGAACGACAGATCACACTCTTCAAATAGGAAACGCAACAGGAAGTTTGACTTCTCTGGCGGCAGGACTTACAGGACAACTACTTGTAGCCACAACATTTGCTGACCCAGCATGGGCGACTACTTCCTATGGAGACTTCTCTTTTTCAAATATGACATCTGCAGCA